ACCATTAAACACAGCATCATAACCAACTTTACCATCTTGATTTTCAGTAACACTAGCAGAAGCAGTACCATCATTATCATTACTAGTAGAATCAAAAAAAGAACCTGCAGAACTTTTCATGTGTTGAACCATTGAAAAACTTGAATCCCAAACTGAAGTAACTTGTTGTTGATTACCACTACTAGCATTTCCATAATACATGAACAATTCAGTATCAACCGAACCACTCAAATCACTTTTAACCCAAGCAACAAGAACCCTAGAACCATCAGCAATATCAAACCTTTCTAACTCATGAGGAATTTTAGTAGTACCATCACTACTCGTAAACAAAATATCATTCCCACTACTTTGAGCCTTAGTAAAAACTCCATTCGTATTAGTTTCAATTAAAACAAGAACAGGAAAATCTGTTTCATCTCCTGCAACTTTAGTATTATCAATAGTAACTTTTTGTCTATATTCCCAATTAACATTATACCAATTAGAAGCTGTACCTGCAACAATGTATCTATCTCCAAGACTAGGAGAAACAGGAGGCGTGCTTAAATCTTTATCAATAACAGGGTCTTGCCAACTTAACCCTTGAACAAGAGAATCAACATAAGTTTTATTAGTCAAATGACTACTCAAAGTAGGAACACTAGCTTGAGTAATATTATTATTAAAAATCCAATCCCCTTGAATAGTATAATCCGAAGAAGCACTCTGAACAAGCAAATTAACTTTACCATCAGTATAAAACAAATTAGTTGAGCCTTCAGTTAAATCATCAGTATCATCAACATTTTTAATAAACCAATTAGTATGCTCAGCCTCAGTTGCATGATAATACTCATTAGAAGTTCCACCTTGTAAATCGAGCAAAGTATTGTGTGAAAAACTTGCGCCTAAATCTTGCCAAGCACCAACAGAAGCATTATAAGTATAAAACTTTCCTTCGCTCGTAACTTTAACCGCGAACTTATCAACAGCAACCGTTTCAGTCCAAGCACTACCACTCCACTCATAAATATTATCCTCAGTCCAACTTGTTCCATCTGCATTAGCAATATACCTGTTTCCTGTTGTTTCCGTAGCAGTTGCTTGAGTGGTAAAACTAATAACAGCATCAAGCCAACTTAAACCCCCAGATAAACCATCAGCATAACCTTTAGAACACACATCAGTACTAACAGTTGGAGTAGCTAAATTAGTTATTTTGTGAGAGTTCATTGACACTTCAAGGTCTAAAGTAACCCCTGTATTTATTACAGCTAACCATTCAGTTCCATTAATATTAGAGGATAATGTATCTGCTGATTCACCATTATCAGTAACGGCAAAAAAAGAATTGCCCCCAGCATCAGCTATTTTAGCAGGGTATTTAAATTCAAGTGCATCTTCTGAAGAATTTACTATGGAACTCATTCCTGCAGAAGTAGAAAAAGAAGCTGGAGTTTGTAATAAACTAAGAAACTTATTGGGGTTAGAGTGGGATAAGCTAAACACTTAAAGCACTTCCAATGTAAAAACTGTAACGTTTCCGCCACTAGTTATTCCCCAAATGGCGCTAGTTACGGGGATAGTGATTTTTTCATTATCTCCAATAAGATAACCATTAGAAACTAAAACATTATTACCTGAACCAATATAAACGTCAGTGCCATCGACATTAATAGCAACTCCTTTACGGTTAGAATTATAAGCAGCTATTTGGGTAGCTGTAGTACTAAAAGTAAATTGATTAGAACTACTAAACAAACCACCAGAAGCAGCTACAACATTTAGTGGATTGCCACTAGGAGTAGTAATAGGTAAAGCATTAGAATCATTAATAAAACCACCAGACTCATCAACAATAATTACTTTATCAGCACTACCAGCATTGACAAACCTATCTCGCCACGAATCTCTAATAGCTATTCCACCAGTCATTTTAGTCAGTCCTCACGAAATAATAAAATAAAACTTTTGGTTTACCTCTAATAAAATTTATTTCTCTAATCGCTATTGGTTTGTTGAACTCAAAAATCTCTTGTTTAGAATTTTGATTACTGAATATGTTCCCGTAAGAATCAAAACTAACAACGTCTCCGCGATTAAGAATAATCTTTTCTACATAAAAATGGTCTACACCTAATTCGCTAGTAGAAATTTGTTTCTTATCATAATGTAAAGCAAGAGATATTCTTAGTTTGACATTAATTGTTTTATCTTCAACTCCGTCAAAAACACATTTAATACTATTTATTCCTGGTCCAAGTGGAGCAGAAAATCTAGCAACTGATTGTTTATTTGAAACACTAATTAGTTCTGAATTGATAGTTTGTCCATTAGCATTAATAATCCAATTAATATCGCCTGGTTTATCGCTAGACAATACTACACTAAAACGAGTAACGTGTGGAATTAAATCGTTAAGAGGCATAAACAATTCTTTTTCAAAAATAATGTTTTGTTTAGAATCTACTTGAAAAACTTGTGAAATAATTGGGATAGATAACTCGTCACCATAGCGATAGCTAACTAAATTTCTTCCGTCAATTTCTTCACTTACATGCGGCGCTATGTGTTTTTCTGATGAACGAGGGTCGAATATCATTCTAAAAACCTCGTTTTACTTATACCATAATTCTATTTCTGTAGCACTACCAGCTTTAACATTAGTTACATCAATGCCGATATTACCTTTCAAAACATACTCTACTGCGCTATTAGTTATATCTCCGCCACCATCTGCTACTGCAGTAACTCTAGGATAAACTAAATCTGTTCCACTTGCATGTATTGTCAAAGCAGGGGCAGTTCCACTAGAAGTAAGATTATAAATTTCTATATCTCCTGATGGGTCTAACTCAACCTTTACTGCTTGTAATAGACCATTAACTGGACCATTAGTATTATCAGTATAAGTTGAATAATTAGTGCTTAATCCTGCACCAACTGTTAATTCCTGTGTACTTAAAACTTTTATTCTATTTTCTCTTACCATTCAATATCACCTTTTCTTATCTGTTTTCCGAGCCAAAATAATTGGATTTAGTGTTACTTAACTAGGAATTGTATTATAAGTATTAACTTCTTGATTTTTTTTATAGACGTTATCTTTTTTATGTTCGTCTGTTTTTGGAATATCTCTATTATCTATTCCCAATAAATTAAAATTATCATCATCTAAATTAACGACTTGTCTATCGGAAGTATATCTGCTTCCATCTTCGTTTGTGCATTTACAAATGAAGTCCGATTGATAAGCAGGCACAAAATGAGTAGTACCACAAACTGCGCACTTAATCCTTTTTTTTCTGCTTGTCAATGAACTCATTAAAAACACTCTTTATTTCTTCTACATTTAAAGAACTGAACACGTTCTCTAAATCCTTCTTTGCCTTTATTTTCTTGTAGCAAGCATGACAACAAGGTTTTAATCCTGGCGTCATTGCATGTATACCTGTATTAACAGACCCACAAAAGCTACAATCTGGCAAATTCATTTAATCACTTTTATTGTGGACCCCAGGCAATATAATTACCTGTGTGTGCGGCTCCACCACTTGTTCCGAAAGAACCTGCTTTAACAACTGATGTAAACACACCTGCTCCACCGACATCTGTTGTTGGAGTTACCATTACTACTGGTGCTGCTCCAAAAGATGCTGCGAATACAGTGAATGATTCAGCTGCTTCAGCTAAATATGTCCCTGATTGAGTTAGCATTGTTAATTTTTCTTGTTGAATAGTTGTATCGTCAATTTCTGCATTGGTAATACTTTCTCCAATTTTCATATCTAGTCCACTAACCATTTCTCCATATATTGATCCGGCTCTAACTTCAGTTGAAGCCATTCCGTCTTTCAAACCTAATCCTACCATTTTATCACCTCAAAAAAGAATAAAATATTACAGTACTATTGTACTGTAACTTTTACTCCTGCTGTACTTTCAATAGTTCTAGCAGACATTCTTTGTGTGAAAGATGCTCCTACAAGGTCTTGAATTGGATCATTAAACTTGGTTATAGTTAAAGGTCTCCTAATTACTAGCATTCCTGCTTCTTCTTTATCGATAACATAAGCTGTATCTGCAGCTAAGATTGTTGATTTAACAGCATCTATTCCAAATATTTTTCCAACGAAGCCATTCTGGAATGTTCTCCTGTCTCCAACTTTGTCTGCTTCAACAAATGTGTCGATTTGTCTAAGTTCATTAATCTGTTTAGGATTAATAACATAGTTTGAAGGTTCATAATCAGCGTCTTCTATTACTTGCATAGCATTAGTTACGTCAATTATTCCTAGTTCTGTACCGTTCGAATTGAATGCGTTATCTGCATTTGAAGGGAAACCTGTTGTAGCGTCAGCCCACGAATTGAAAATTATTGTATCTTCAGTTTTAGCCATTTCTCTTCCTGCTTGTTTCAATTGTCTATCGATTAATGGGAAGTTACTATCCTCAATCATTTCTTGAGTTATCTTAACTGTTCCACCGTATTTCTCAGGAGTACTCTGTATTTTAGTATAAGATTCGTGTGTTAATCTACTATTAGCACCTTCACCAATTTTTCTTACTAAAAGAGAATCCTTATCTGCTTTGTCCCAATCAAGTGTTGATCCTTCTCTCAAAGGAATTACGTGCACAAGTCCTCTTCCGACATTCTTTTTTTGTGCAGCATCTTTAATTGTTGAAACTATTTGCTGTTTTATTAGTTCCGATTCGTGATCCTTAAAAAGGATACCTTCATCAGCTAATTCTTGTAAAGTTTTCATTTAATCACCTCTATACCTTTAAACTTACAACTACGAAGTTACCAGAAGCACTGGAACCCGTTAAAGCTTTTCCTATTTTAAATTCTTCTTCTGTGTCCGTTACTGTCGTAACTGAATTTGCGAAAGCATCAGTTGCGTCAGATGGTGACACTGATACACCAGCATTAATTTCTGCTTGGGTACCTAATATGTATAATCCTTCAGTTGCAACACTAATAGCGCCACCAGAAGAAACTGTTTCTAGAGCAATTCCAACACAGATTGTATCGTCATCCTCATGATCCATTTTTTTGACAATCAATTCACCATCAGTTAAGTTAGCGGTTGAAGTAGTTACATTATCGCTGTTCAGAGCGGAATCGCTTCCTGCTGAAACAAGCATTCCTGCACTAATATCTTCTACAGCTGCTGCTGTGAATGTTGAATTATCATCAGATATTTGTAGTAAACTCATTATATCACCTCTATATTTTTAAGCTAACAACAAGAGAATTGCCAGAGGCACTCACTCCAGTTAGAGCTTTTCCTATTTTAAATTCTTCTTCTGCGTTAGTAACTATTGTTACGGAGTTTGCGAAAGCGTCTGCATCGTTAGATGGAGATACTGAAGCACCTGCAGGAATTGCATCTTGAGCTTTCAAAATGAAAAGACCTTTAGTTCCGACACTAATCATTCCGCCAGAAGAAACTGTTTCTAATGCTATACCGACACATAATTCATCGTCAGCTGCAGCATCCATTTTCTTAACGATTAAATCACCATCAGCTAAGTTAGCTACTGAAGTGGTAACAGTATTGCTATTTAAAGCAGAATCGCTACCAGCAGCAACAAGCATACCAGCACTAATGTCTTCTACAGCGTTAGCTGTGTAAGTTGAATTATCGTCAGAAATTTGTAGTAAAGACATTATATCTCACCTACCAATCACTAGGGTTCTTAATTGATACTGTTGAACCATCCAGTTGAACGTCAAGTAATCCTTTATCAGAATCTCCTTTATCGTCCTTTAAATTATCTGTTTGGAAAGATTTCCTAATTGCTTTTTCTTTTGGAGAAACAGAACTAACATAAGCTGTTAATTGTTCTATTACTTCGTCATCAAAACCTTTTAGTTCTTCTGTCCTTTCAGCAACTTTTTCTTTAGTAAGAATACCTGCTAATATTTCTTTTTCAGCAAGTTCTTTTAATTTAATTGCTTTTTCTGCTTCTTTAATTTCAGAAAGTTCTTTAGTTGCTTTAGCTTCCTTTTCAGAAAGTTCTTTTAAAGCCTCAGTTTTTTCAGCTAATTCTTTTGCAGTGTCGTCAAGTTTACCTGACATTTTTTCTCCTGCAGCTTTTTCAGCTTCTTTCTTTTTCTTTTCTTCTTCTTCTATTTCTTTAGCAGTTTTTGCGACTTTCTCTTTAGCTTCAGCTTCAGCAAGTTCTTTAACTGTGTTTATAGAAGATTTAACTGCTGACAATTCTTCACCTTCTAATTTATCTTTTTTGGAAAGAATTTCTGCGGTCTTATCTATAATATCTTTTGTAGTTACCATGTTACTACCTCCTTTTAAATTTTTAAGATTACTTTTTATTTTAATCACTAACCTTACTTATTTTACACGTCTTACAAGCTGGAACATCAACCAAAGAAATTTCTTTGCCTACTCCATCTCTTGCTTCAACACCTTTTTTTCCTCTTACAGCATCGACAAGAATGCCAACACTAACAGAATCAACTAATCCTTCTTTTACGATTCTTTTAGCCATATCATTAAAAACTGTTGCTGTAAAAACAATAGCTTTTCTAACTGGGTCATAAAGTGAAGTAAGTATTTTTCCAGCGATATCACGAACACCTTTCTCGTGATCAAACCTTAAAGGAGTACCGACAAACGATTTAGCAACTTTCTTAAGAAAATTAGCTGAATAGTGAATGCCTTTAAAAGTACCTTCTTGTAAAGCAATGCCTTCGATAGTTATATCTGAACCAGAGGACAATTCTTCGTTAAGAACAAAGTCTTGTTCAAACATCAGTTTAATTTGCTTACTGCAGTCCATATCAATAGAATTGAGTTTAACCATCTCTAAAGAAAGTAAAGCATTGGACAATTTAGCATTAGTATCGATTCTTTTCATTTGAAAAACCCTCGCTTAAAAAACAAGTATTAGTTTTAAAAAAAACTATATAAAAAATTGATTTAGGTTATATATAAATGTATCGTTGTTATTTAGGAGTAAAAGAACAAGAACAATTAGGGTGCAAAGGCAATAAGCCTCTAGCAGACTCAATAGGAACCGAATCATACTCAGTAGAATTACAAATCGCGCAAGTCTCACAACCTTCACGAACTAAGCTAAGAGTCTCTACTCCTTTCTTAGTAAAACCCATTAATAACCCATTATTATAAGCTCTATTAGAATTATCAACTGCTAACAAATCAGATTTAACTTGCTTAGAAGCATCGTGCCCAAAAGAAGAGTATTTAAAGAAAACATCATTTATTTTAGTAGTAATATTATCTACATGCTCGTGTTTAGCAAAAGCATCTAAAACAATCCAATTAATCTTATTAAAAACGTCATCCATTTGTTTCTTAGAAAGTACTTCTACATAATTATCCAAGTAATCAGCGTCCGCGCCCGATAATAAAGCATTCTCCCCTAATTCAAGACAACCAGAATCATTTAACCCAAGTTTAGTAGCTTCCTTCATATAATTATACATAATAGAACCAAGTTCTTTTGGTTCAACTGAAAGTTCTTTAGAAACCCTGTCAAGAGGCATAGCTAAAGATTTTTCTTCACTAAGCTCATTAAAAGAAACAATTTTATTAAGAGTAGAACTTCTTAATGAATCAAAATAATGGTCAAGGTCTTCTTTGAACTCTACTTTAAGAGAATTTAAATCAGTACACTCACTAAGAGAACTTCTACCTTTTTCACTTGGTTGAGTTCTATTAAAAGGTGGAACGACGCTTTTTTCAGGAGCTCTAGGTTCGTTCTTTTGTTTAGGACCAGATTTTTCAGGACCATCTTGAGGATTATTTGGATTAGCAGGGAAAACAGGTTGAACAGTAACTGCACTTGGTTTTAAATCTCCAAAATCACTAAGAGGAGGCAAACCAACCATTTCTCTTGCTTCAGTTCTAGTAACAATTCCTTGTTCAAACAAACTAGCTACACGCGCAACTTTAGCTGATTCTTCTTCTGGTAAAACTTCATTCCATTCTAACATAGGAGATTTAGTCCAACCATTTAGGTTTTGTAAACGTTTAAAAATTTTATCTTCAACAACTGACTTAACTTTATTTTGAATAGTTTCAATCATACTTCTAAAGTGACGTGATTGAACATCTGCGGTTGATTTATTACTTGATTCCCCTGTACCTAATAGTAAAGGAGCAGGAATACCCATTCCTGAAACAATGTTCCTAATGAATGATTCAGAATACTTTTCATAACCGCGAGTATTCTTAGCTTCAAGAACATTAACTGCAATATCGTCACTGTGAACATATTCAGAAGTAACTTGTAAATCTTTAACATCGGATGTGATTGCGTCAATTTGTTCCTTAGTTGGTCTACGAAGGTCATTACCAACACTAATATCAAACTGAGCAAAACCGTGTCGATAAATAGCTTGGGCAACAGAATTATCAGTATTCATTGCATGAGTAATACTACGAATAACAGAATTAAATAAAGAAATACCTTTACGTTGCCCTCGTAAAGTATAAAAAGTAAAATGAGCAATTTCTTCAGGCTTAAAATTAATATCATCTTCGGAAGCCATACTCCCTGTTTTTTGAACATAAGATTTAGGATTACCAGAAGGATCAAAAATAATGGAACCATTAGAATCTTTTAAAAAGTCAACAACGGTTGAATCCATTACAACTAGCTCATCGATAGTAGTTCCATCTGGATCAAAAACTACTTCAAAATAACCATCGCCAAAAACAAGAGTATTAACAATAGCATCATAAAGCTTTTCTTTAAAATTAACTTCATCCATCCAATCATCGATTTCTTTACGAACATCTTCTGATTCATGGAGAATTTCAAAACCCCTAGCCACACATTCATCTGCAATTAGATTGATTCCTTGAAAAGCAAGTGGATAGGATTTATAAACATATTCTAAATCTTTAGGTTCGGGACCTTTACGTTCAGTAAACTGTTGTTCGAAATCAAAAGAGATTTTCGACTTACCGACAGACTTAGGTTTAGCCGATAAATTTTTCTTAGAATAAAAAGACGCTTTTTTCTTTGTTACCAAAATAAAACACCCTTAATTAAAAACGAAAATCGGGGAGTGTAAGAGAGAGGAAAAAATCCCAATAAAAACCCCTCTCTTACATGCCAAGTTGAACTTGACAAGTGTAAAAATCGCTTTATAATTCTGGATAACAAAAACTGTGAATTGTATAGTATATAAATGTTTCTATTAAACTAAGCGTTCTTACGAGAATAAACCAAAATTTCGCCAACATTATCTTCCCAAATAGCCATCATAAAACTCCAAAGAATATCATCACGAGAATTTGGGGGAGGAGAATAAACTCTAACACTACCACCACCACTAGGACGAGAACGTTGATTAATACATTGGTCTAAGAAACGTTTATCATTAGGGTACTTTAATAAACCAGATTCAACCTTCCTAATGAAATTATTAGCCATCTCATGCTTAGACTTAGTAGAGAAACCAAATGGAATTAACTTAAAATTCTTAGTACGTTTATCAAGAGAAAATCTCTCAGCTAAAGGACCACCCATAGAACCAGGCGTAGCATCAATAAAAACCTTCATAGGAATAAGGTGTTTACATAATTGGACAAGATACTCAAACTGTGCTTCCCAAGACGTATTAGTCATCTCTTTATAGTACACTAACTTCTCAACTCCTTCATCTAATTCAACTACAGTGAATACAGCACTTGATGTATACCTACCGACATCAAAACCAATGTAATAAATTTTAGGAGTTTGGAGTGCAAAAAAGTCAACAGGTAAACTTAACGCTGGGCTAATACCTTGAGAAACAAGATACCAAGGAAAAGCACTATTCTCAGCTTCAACAAACTCAGCTTCATACTCTCTAGTAAAACTCATTTGAGGCATTGACTGTCTCATTTCCTCTATGAAGCCTTCAGAGTAATGTCCTGCAGCTTCACCATCGCGATAAGAATAATGGTGAGTATCATATTTAGAACCTTCCTTAAAACAATCATAAAAATGATTATGCCCAACAGGAGTACTTATTTGGATAATCTTGTTATCAAGTTGCGCTCCCGCCATAGGACGAACAACATTATCAACGATCTCATCGGGAATGAAAGCAGACTCTTCAAGAATAATAACGTTAGCATCGTGACCACGGATTGTATCCCCAGTTAAGCCACTAGGTAAAGCTTTGATAGTAGAACCATTATCCATTCCCATTTCAGTAACAAAGTCTCTAGTAATCTTAGAAGAGACATATTGAGAATGACCAGATAATTCTCTAATCTTATCAAATAAAAGTTTAGCTTGGTTATGGGATTTGGAAACAATAACCATGTGTTGGTTTTTCTTAAAGAAAGCCCAGTACAAACAAAAAACTGCTACAACAGTAGACTTTCCCATTTGCCTAGCCATTCTAACTGCAACACGGTTACCAGTAATACAAGACTTAAGAATCTTCTTTTGGTAAGGACGTAAATCTAATCC